TAATATGGGACCATGCGCGTTGGTGTGAACAGAATCAATTGCCGGTGGTCGGCAATCATCCCGATGACGCTATCGGGTACGACCGATGGGGCGGCGAAGTTCAGCAGATTCCAAGTCGCGCCGTCGCCAGCGCTCGAAGAATAAATTTTGGCGTCAGTATTCGCAGCGGCAGTGGCGAGCGCAAAGAAGAATCTGTCGCCGATCTCAATCTTTACAATGTTGATGCCAGCCAAGCCAGCGATTGAAGTGAGGATGCTGGTTGAGAGCGTGAACAGGTAGGCTGCGCCCGCGCTGCACAGCACCACTTGCGTCGAGCTGGCCACGATGTAGGCTGGGTTGCCGTCGTTGCCCACGTTGCCATAAGCGGTTGGCGTCCCATTCGCCGTGACTTCATAGAAGATCGCGCCGCTAACGAAGAACACGCGCCCATTGATATTCGCGGCAGCGCGGACCGGCCCGGACCCGAGTTGGGCAAAAGGCAAGCCCAAGCCCGGCGTGCAATAGAGCGATCTCGCGCTCTTCGATGATTCGCTGTTGATCTCCTCATAGAAGTTCATCGTCAATTCGCAGTTGACGTTCAGCGATTGCGATGTGTACGAGGAGCCGATAAAGTTGAAGCGGCCCATATCACCAAGGCTTGCCGGTCAGGAAGTTGAATCCTGGCCGTACATTCGATACGTGAACATTGGGCACGTCCGTGGAGATTCGCGGAGGATCGGCATTGTTGCCTTCGAGCGTGCGCATGGCCTCGCGCAAAGTGCCGGAGAGCGCCTCAGCGCGCACGATGGCGTCTTTCCCGAAGGACGGGGCAAAATCCCTCGCCAGCGTCAACACGATCACATCCCAATAGGACGGCGGCATCGCTAACGCGGTGCTGGTGCTGACAGCCTGCGTTAAGTTCTGCCACGTTCCGAGACGGACATTGTTCGTTACCGTCGGCTGAGGCCAGAGGTTTACCTGCCCAAGCGGGAAGTCGCGTTCGTAATAGATTTTTGTTGGCAGGCTGCTGGTGAGAGATTTTAGTGGCTCACGCGCCCATTCGGCGGCATCCATCATCCATAGCGGCAGATCGATCGATGAATTCGTAAGCACCAGAGCCGCGCTGAATATTTTCACCGGCGGCGTATTCATCACCCAATCGCCCCCGGGGCCGATGGTGTGCGGGTTATGGTTCGCGGTGATGGTGAAGCTTGTGAAGTTTTCGGAAAAGATGTTCTTCCGGTTCGCGTTGAAACGGTCAATTAGCCGTTGCAACTTTTCAAGAATCCACGCCTGATCGCCGCCGCTGAGCGTGTCTCCTTGACCCAATACTCCTACTTCCGTGGCCGCTGAAGTGATTATGTCTGTGGCCTTGGCGGAAACGGTCGAGTTGGAGGATGTAAAGGTTACAGCCATTACTTAGGCTTTTTCGCCTCGCCCAGATCGGCCTCGAAGTCATCGGGCACTACCGGAGCGCCGGCGGGAACGTGCGCTGTCGTTCTCCACCCTTGATCGCGGTATTTCTTCTCTTCCTCCGCGCTGTTCACGAGAACGGTACGGTGGTCTCGCTGTTTGTCTTTCGGGTGCAGGTACAGCATCTTGGGATATTCAAGATGCGGGATCTGTTTGACTGGCGGCCGCTGGGCCTCAATGTTTTTGCCCGCGGTGAACGCGGCTTCATCAATGGTGTATGGCATAGAACTCCTTTCGATTAACTGAAGGTAATCGCATTGGACGCAAGCACTTTCCAGCGGGCGTTAAAAGCCATGAGGTTTAGGCTGGCGCCTTTCTGTGCGGCCCAGGTTGCCGTGTTTACGCTGGCGGTTCCGGTGTCCAAAATGCCCGTAGCATTGAGCACATGCAGTTGCGCCGAATCCGAAGTAATCTGGATTTCTATTCCGTCATCGGTCGAGGCGGTAGGTGCTCCCAGGGTAATCGTGGTGACACCAGCCCGATTGAGCACGTAAGTGTGCGACACGTGCGCGGGCATGGTGAATGCCGCTGCGCCTATTGCCTGCGGTGTGCTGCTCCACAGTGCGGTCAGCGGCACTTCCCAATTACCGGCCACGGTGCAGACATAAACAACATTCGTGTTGATGCCTTGGCTGATGCCGGTGCCGGTGGCTATGCCGTTGATCGTGTCGGCGGCGCCGTTGTCGCCAAACACTTGCATCGGGTTGGCCCCTTTGTTGATGACCATGATCGCCAGGCCCGCCACAGCAGGCGGCAGGGCTACGCTATCGCCTTGGGTGGCCACCGTAGTGACCCGGTTAATCATGGAGGTCAATTTGGTGGTGCTGGAACTCTGGCCGCCTCCCGCTAGTGCCGTGATTCCGCTCTTGAATGACATGGTTTGAAGGCCGGAGGCAGCGAAGCCTGTAGCCAGTCCTTCCGAGCGCCATTTGCCAGCAGTCGCGCAGAAGTAGAGCACAACGGAACTAGGCATCTGGCTTACGGACGCATTGGCAGCAGCGCCATCAATGGAGTCGCTGGTCGCCGGGAAAACGTTCATGGCGTTAGCACCGTCATTGAGCACAAAGATACTCAAGCCCTGTTTAGCGCCAGGAAGCAGAACACTATCGCCAAGAGTAGCAACAGTAGCCACGCGGCAGATTTCGCCGGTCAACTGCGTAGCCCCGGTCTGGCCCCCGCCAGCGAGTGCGGTAAGCGAATCCTGGGTCAATTCCGCGATCAGGTTGTAAAACTGGAGCATCGAGGTCGTAGTCCCGGCGGGCGGCTCCAGCGGAGCAAAATATCCTAGCGGCATGGTTTTCCTTCCATAAAGGGAACGCGGAGCGCGATAGCCCGCATTGTCTAGTTATTGATAAAAAGCAAAGTACGGAGCTTTGGCTGTGGTGAATGTAGATGGCAGCGTGACTGCGGCAACCGTGCCGAATACCTGGCCAGTGACCGCTCCACCAAGGATGTGGTCATTTACGCTGGTCAAAGCGTGGCGGATCGTGTCGGTTGTACCGTTCGTTTGCACGCAGGCAAAGTACCGATTCGGACCCACAGCGAGATATTTTGCCGTGAAGTCGTATTTTTGATACGTCGAAGCGTTGGCACTGAGCGCCCCGCCGGTGGCAGAGTTAGCCAGTACAGTGCCGGCCGAGTCGTAGAGAATAACCAAGTGCTTGTCCGTGCCGACCGTAGTTCCGTTCAGAACGGCGATGCCTTTCATCAGCATCGTCCATGGAAGATCGATCTCCGTGCAGTACTGTTCAGTGGCCGCAGATGGTGCGGTTCCGTTGGTTTCAAGGGCCGTGTAAGCTGTGCCTCCGGGGTCCGGGTAGCGCCACAGGTTGAAGGTCTGCCGCGTGGTCTGATCGGCCTCGCCGCGAACCCATTGGCTGTTGAGGCATTCATAGAATGGTTCGAGTTGGCGCCAGACAATTCGCGGAACCGCTAATTCATTGGCGCGGGTGCAAGAACCGTTCGGAGAGGATGCAAATGAGGTTAGCAGATATGCCGGAATCACATAGACCACGGCACTATTTGCGTGGGTCGCGCCAAGCGTACTGTTTGCGCCGCGCACTACGGTAATCAGCGTGCCATTGACCGCGCGAACGTCCATCAATTCGTGGTCAACGAAAAGGAAGGTTGCCTTGGTGTTATCGGTCGCGGATGGCGCATTAACTCCGGTTGCGCTGGTCAGATTGATAATGCGGCTTCCGGCATCGGTGATCGCAGAAGCAAGAGTTGTATTGGTGAGGATCGTCTGGCAGAAGCTGGGAACGCTCAGCAACAAAGCCAGCACGATCAGGAATCGCGAAAATACTTTGTTCATCGGTCTTTTGTTTCCTTTCGGTTGGGTTGTTGCCGGATTATGCTCCAGCGATTGCCACGGCGCCGTTGTCCTGGTACAGGTTGCCGAAGCCATAGCACATGTCGTAACGGTTCGTCATCTTGGATTCTTTCTGATCCCAAGCGCGAACAAATCGCATCGAGCAGCCAGTCTCGGGATCGGTTGCTCCTTGCGCGTCTTCCACCGCTTTCGGCACTTCAAATTTCCCGTAAGCGACAGCGAAGGCGTACTTGGTGATGAGTAGAGATACTAGGCCGGCGGCGCCGCTTGGGCTGGCAGTACCAGGCCACCAAGTCAGGGCTGCAGCGTTGCCGGGCAATGCATCGACGTTCTGGTATTGACTGCCTGGGCCGTAGATCGACGGCAGGAAGTTCAGTGTATCGGGGCCGGCGGTCAAGGTGAGGTCAGAAGTAACCGTGAAGTGTTGCGCGCCCATCGAGCCAGCACGCCGGGTACGTGGGTTAACACCGTTCACGCTCGCGATGGAAAATTTATCTCCAACCTTAATTGTGTCGGCGTTCGTGCCGGTGATGCTCAGCGAACTTCCGGATTGACCTGCGCCGGTTACGGTCGTGCTGTGTGTGGCGGCTGTGCCGGCGGTGTGCTTGTACAGCGAGTTCGACCGATACCAGGTAGACCCGGCGGCAGTTCCGACAACACCTTTGCGGAACATGTCGCTGATTTCCTTGGTCGGGTTGAATTGCGTAACGTTGTTTTTGACGAAGGCTTCCATCAAGGATGGCGAGACGGCCATAACGCGCTCGCCTTCAGGACAAGCTTTCTCATACAATCGCCGCTCAGCTGCCGTATATGGCGACAGTGTGGTTGCATCGGTACCAAGAGTGCCAAAGACATTGCTCGCATTTTGGTAGGCGAACAATGCCGCATCCGAGTCAACTTGTTGCGCGAGTTGGCGTGCCGCCGGTTCGAAATAGCTTTCGTCAAGCTCTTTCTCCGAGCGCTCCATCTTCACTAACTTCTCATAGGAATCCCACTCAAAATGGATGTGCTTGATTTTGTCGAGGTTGATGGTGGTTACCAGCCGATTGATCCCCTGCGGATCGTAACCAAGCCCGTCGCCCACCAGCCAACTTTGCGGCAGTTTGATCGAGAATGAACTGCCTACCGGGAACGGCCTCTTAAACTCAGTCTCGAATGTGTCATTGAACAACTTGGCCACTTCCAGCATGTTTTCGAGAAACCACAAAATGCGGAGAGCGACCCAGTTTGGGTTTGCAAAATTGTTTGCCACGGATTACTGAACCTTCCTGGAGCCGCCTATCTGCGCTCCCGATACGAGCGGGCGAACGCGGCCTTGACTTCAGGCGTTAGCGAATCGCCGCCGCCGGCGCGCACTGCGGCATCCACAGGATTTTCGGCGGAGCTTTCGCGGCCGCCTACTTGGGCTGTGGGCGCAATTACGCGCGCTGGGGGTGTGGGTTCAGCAGAGGGTTTGGGTTTGGGCTGCGAGTCTTTTGCGCCCACGGGCTTCTTCAGTTCTTCGGCGATGACGGCTTCCAGCGCATAGATTTTGTCGATCGCGCTCCAAGGGTTACTCTTCGCGGCTTTGACAAAATCCTGAAGGTTAGCATCGTTTTCGCCGATGAAATAAAGCAAATGCCCAAGCACTGGCGACATCGCAATCCGCTGGCGGACACCTTCAGGCACTTCATTGCCTGCAAAAAGCGCATTCGTGATCTTGTCATGCTCAAAATCAGGATGCAGTTTCTTGGCGTCTTCCAGCAGCGCCGACAATTGGCGATTCGATTCCGCCTGAGCGCGCGCCTGGCGATCGGAAGCCAAAGCCTTATCGATTTCATACTGCACCTTTTCGGCGTTGTACTTGTCGATGGCCGCTTCGTATTCATTCCACGGCTTGCCCTCGAAGTCTTGCATCTTGGGCCTGACTGGCTCCTTCGGCGGCTCAACCGGCTTTGCGGTGGACGGTTCCGCAGTCGTCATCTTTTTAGCCGTATCAAGTTCCGCTCGCAGCCGTGCGATCTCCGTGTCTTTGGCTTTGCCTTGCCCGATTAATTCACCTATGCGGTCCTCCGCCGATTCTTTCCGGCGGCGACCGTTCCCCTGCCCTTTACCCGGCTCCGTGGCGGGTGCGCTTTTGGGCTTGGCGCCCTCGGATGGCGTCTCTTTCGACGTGTCAGCAGCTGCCGGGTCTGCGGGTTGCGGCGGTGCAGGCAAAGTGCCAGTCTTGCGCCAGGTCTCAAGCTCTGTGGGCTTTAGATCGGCTAATTCCGGGATTTGCTTCGATTCGGCGGATGACGGGGCCGCATTGTCAATTGCTGTTGCGTCTTGGGGCATCGTTTGAACTCCGATGAGAAGTGCCGGTTACGCACCGGCGGGCGAAACTTGTGCTTGGTCGGCATCCTGGGCCGATTGGGTGCTGGCCGTTTGTGCAGCCGCTTCCGCCGCCTGGGCGTCGGCGGCCTGCTGGTCTTTTTGCATGGCTACCTCGTGCGCCGCGCCATGCAATTCCATATCGACCTCGTGCAACTGCCGCGACCGTTCAGACTCGATTTGCGCTTTTGTCTGGATTTCCGCGATGGCTCTAGCATTGTCCAGTTTGGCGATCTCCAATGAGTGCCGCATTTTCTCTATTTCGAGCTTAAACTGGTTTTCAACCACCTTGCCTTGCTTTTCCATCTGCAGCTTTTGCAGTTCCGCCTGCATTTCGGTCATCAACTGCTGCTGTTGCGCGGCCTTGGCCATTACCTGCTGCATCTGCTGCTGCGGGTCGCCTTGCTCCGGGTCGAGCAGTTTGTTGATTTCATCGCCGATCGGGCCGATGTTCTTCAGTTTGATGGCGAGCGCGAGAATCTTCTGCGCGATCGGCGGCGGAATCGGCAAAGCTTGCAAGTTGGCGATTAGCGTGTCCACAAATGAAGAGGCTTCCTCGCGCTGGCTTTGATAGCTCGGCCCGGTCGTGATGGTTACGTCAAACTCGCCCTGATCCGTGAACAGCACGTTTTCGCCTTGCATCAACTCGTGGTCTTTGTGCTGAGAATGCCCTACGGCAATCAGGCCGTGCGTGTCATCCGGCATCATGACGCCGACATGCCGGGGGGCCGTCATGGTTAAGGTAATGAGTTGATTCAGTTGTCTTCCGCAGTTCACCAATGCGCGATCAAGGTTATCGGTGATGTGGTAACTGCCGACAGCCTCTTGGGTTTGAATCCGTTCAAGTGCGATGCCGGATTTTTCATTCTGCCTTTGCGCAGAACTTGGTAATGGAGTGAAGCCTACCGATGCTTGGATAGACCGTCGCCATGATTCTCGGGCTACCTCATAGGCTTGAGCGTTCGGCGTAAACTGCGGGCGCGTTGGCGGCGGGAGAATTTGGCTACCTCCCGCATCTGTCATGGCCTCGACTTCTACATAAGCACGGGCAATTCTGTTGATATTGGCCCAAATATCTTCGTCACCCTTAGGGATTTGCCCTTTATACGCCATGAATACCGCGCGTGGGGCCATCCCAAATTCCTCCTGCTCCTGGCTGGCAATGTAAGCGAGCTGCGTTTGCGCCTCTTCCGCCCGCTTCGTCAACGACATGAACTTGCGCTTGGACTGCCCGCCGTCGCTCGTGTAAATCTCTTCGCCCAACACCGGGATTATCGGTATCCAGCTCCCCGGCCAAAGAATCTTCTCCTTGATTTCGATCCCGTTGGTGATGTGCTGGATTACCTCAATATCATCGACGCTGCGCTCGGCCATGATCTCAGGATTTTTGAACTTCGATTTTTCCTCTTCATTGACATCAACGCCGCCTTCGGGAGTCCGCATTTTATAGCGTTTCGCCTTTTTGCGTTTAGCCCACCAATATTCGGCAACTACAAAGTTTTCTCCTTTGATCCAATCGGGCGCAATGTTCATCAGCTCATCAGCGCCCATCGACAGAGACTTTGCATCCTCGCCGAAAAGATCCTGAAACTTTGCCCTGCTGAGAGTGCGAAAAAGAAAAAGCTTTTCTCCATCGGAAAAATCAGCCTCATTTGCATAGGGGTCTAGCAGCACGGAGAACTGGTTAGGTATCCGCACAATCCGTGGCTCAACGTCAAAGCCTTCGCGGTCAGAATGAACCAAGACAATACGGAAGAACCCAAATCCGCCCCAAGCGCACTGCTCGTAAGCCGTCGAGTAAGCCGCTTGGGCATTCGATTTGTACTCAACCCCGCGAATCACCGAGGCCCGATGCTGTGCCTGCTTATCAGTCGCGCCTTCGCCCTTGGGTACGATCTTGATTGCCCGCTTGTTTTGGCGCAGGTTGTTGGTCGCCTGGCGGACATACTGCGAGAGTTCGTCAGGGCTGACGCACGGCCGCGGGGTGTCCTGCCCTTCGCGCTCTTTCCGGGCTTGGGGAGGCCACGCATCCCCAGAGGCATAGCGCATGGACACTTCCGCGGCTAAACGCACTTCCCGCCAATAATCGAGAAAATGACGGTAGTCGTCGCGGATCTGCTTGAGCAAATCCTCGTCCATGACTTCAGGCAGCTGGTTTATCCCCTGCGGACACTTGCGTAAAGTAGACCGTGCCCGTTATGGCTACTGCACCGGATTGATTCATGATGAAATCTTTGCCGTCGCTGCAAGCAAAATATGGTTCGTCAAAAAGATGCAATGTTTGTGATGATCCGTTGGCGGTGAGAACATACGCTCCGCTTAGCGCTGTAGTGCCATCTTTGAAGGTAACGTTGGTTGCCCCGGCGACGGTATAGAAGATCCCATACACATTGATCTTGGTGCCCGTCACCCCGGCGATAACCGTGTTGTCGCCAGTGTTGCTAAAATTTATTACTTTGGATGATACTGTCGGCGCTCTTGGGATTCCCATCTATCGCTCTCCCTTCACATAGCGAGACACTACTTTGCGCTTGGGGCGGCGATGGTCGTAGTTGTGGGCCTCGCCGTCGAATTTCTTCATGTCTTCTTCGTGCTTTTCTTCCATCGCCGCGCCTTTGGCCGTTTCCTTATTGCCGCGCATAGCGCCGATATCATTCATTGCACCGTAGACGTAGCGGGCAGCCTTGCGGCCTTTGAATCCCTTCGCAGCCGCTTCTGCCTTCAGTCTGTCTTCCAGGAATTTAGGCATTTAATTAACTCTGTTGCTCAGTTTTGCAATCACTCTGCAATCTGGCGGGTAGTGCCTCTTGGTGCATCCCGGACACTTTCGCCGTTGCGGGCGTGCTGCCGCCGGGCACTTCGGGCAGATTTCTTTTTCAATCGCCACATCTCGCACCCATCCATCCTGCCGGGCCTGAATAACGGCGTTTACGGGCGTATCGCCGTAGTAATTCTTGGAACGCGGGCAGCGTGCGCAGGTGAAAGTTACGACTACTCCGGTTGCATGGCGCTCGGGAACTTCGCGGTACTTCTCTGCGCCCACCGTGATCGGGTTCAGCCGCGATTCAGATTTGCCGGCGCGCTCTTTCATCTGCGCCATGTAGGTTTCGACTGAATAGGGTTCAAATGGCAGATGCGGCGCGATGGCGTCATACAGCGGAGCGCGTTCAGCCGGTGCACAGGAGTTGAGCAACCCTGCAAAGTCTTCATGCGATGTAAGCAGCTTGGCCAACTCGGGCACCAAGCCCGCTACAGCGCCAGGCTCGTGCAGTATCTTGCCCCATGCCACGACCAGGCGAGTTTCAAATTGCCGACGTTCTTCCTGGTTCATTCTTCCTCGCCCGCAACCGTCACGCCCTTGATATTGCCGTGCTCAATCATGTGATTGACCACCGCCTTGCCGTCGGCCTCGCTGAACGGATGCTTCTCTGCTTCCTGGTACATTGGCCCAGCCTTGAAGTGGTGCTCGATGATGTGCCCGCCGTTTTCGCCTGGGTAGAGACGTAAGTGATCGAGCTCCTTCGGCGCCTTCTTCGCTCGGGCAGCATTGTGCTCCATCACGTCGTGGTAGGGCATACCCTTCATCGCCATGTCATTTCATCCTTTGCAATAGGGCCTGTGTTAACGCGGCGTATTCAGCGTCGGCGCCGGCGTGTTCGCGATCATCGGTACAGCGGTCGGAAGCCCAATTCATTTGGTCCGCGAGCGCCTCGCTAACCAATTCCTCATTCGTCATCTTGGCGTATGTCTCCAAGTATTCACTTTGGCGTTGTTTTGTATAGGCTTGCCTGTCCATTTTAGTTCTCAACCCCTCCCAAGAATCCGATTGGCCTTTGTCCTGATGCGTTCCGCTGCCGCTGAGGACAAATGGCCAGTCTTGACTTGCTGCGTTGCGCGGGCCTTAGCGTTGGCCGCGTGGAGGCCAAACTCTGATGCCGGGAGTTTATTGCGGCGGGCTGCTTTTAGCTTTGCCATGTGTTTTCTCTTAGTTCAACGCTGTGCGGAATTTGATTGGCTGGCGGTTTTGGGCCGGCGGCGGCTGCACTATCATCATGCCAAGCCGGCTCTCCAGATATCGCATCGCATCCATGCGGTGATCGTTGTCCTTCACCACGCGCCCGCGTTCGTCCCTACGATATAGCCGGAATTCCTGGAGCCAGCCGCTCAAGCTGTTGAAGACTTTCAGGCGGCCCGTGCTCATCCGATTCCATACCGAGTAAAGCCCGGATTCCACGCCGTTGTCGGCAAGGTTCAGCTTTAGCCCCAGATTGCGGTAATCGTTGAACAGTTGCTCTCCATCGCGCTGCCCACGTCCACGGCTGGCTGGATCGATGAACCCAGGCACCCAATCGCCAGCGGCCTTAATCCCGTGCACGTGGATACTCGGCTCAGCCTGGCTGCGCGCGTATTCCCGGTAAAGGTAGAGTGTGTCAGCTTGCCTGTCCATTGCGCCCCAGATCGCTGCGGTGCAGTTCCAGCCAACATCCATGCCGTAACCCCGCGGCCAATGATCCGGGATGGCGAATGGGGAGACCAGCAGATCTGTTTCCGGGACAGGATAGATGGCGCCGGCGCCGAGCTGGGGAATGCCCTTAGACCGGGCATCGCGCTGAAATGGCGGAATTGATGCCCAAAGCTCTTTCTTGGCGGCTTCGCCCAAATGAGGGGCATCGTCCCAGGTCGCCATTACGACAAAGCGGCTGGGCTTTACATTGTTAGGTGCCGACTCGTGCGGTTCCTCATTTTCGATAAGTCTTCCACCAGGGAGGAACATTAAAACCACATCGGACATGCCCAAAAGAGGCGTAAACGTTAGCATCAACATGCCGTTATTGGTCATGGTCCTCAGCAGGCATTCCGTGTAAATATCCAGCGGCGGCTCTTCATCAAGCCAGATAACATCCTGCTCGGTGCCCTGGAAGCTCTCACGCCGCTGATCGTAACTCTTGAGCACTAAATAGCTTGTGGCGCCTGAGACATGCTTGATGTAAATGATTTCGGCGGTATCTGCTACGCCGGCGGCGCGGACCACGCGATCGATCGAATCTCCGGGAATAAGACCGGTCCCCCAAGAACCGACTGGACCCAATAGCTTGTACTGGATGATTTCGCGGACGGTCTTGGACGTATCGCCAGCAGCCCAAGCGCGGATAGGCTTCTCAAATCTACGCCCGTTCCACCAAGTTGGATATTGCCCGGTGAGATGCAAGGTAAGCTCGTACCCGCCAACTCCTTCAGTCTTCCCCACGCGGTTAGCCGCCAGCATCAACCGCTCACGGTATTCCCTACCAGCCGCGAAGAACTCGCAATGTTTGGGATACAACTCACGCCGTAGCGGCCCAGCATCGGGGAAGTAGCTACTGATCTTCCGCCTTGCCGTTCGTCTTTGCTTTT